GGGTGATACTCGCGCCCTGTATCTCAAGCTGTTTAGCGGCGAGATGTTCAAAGGATTCCAGCATAATACGATCGCTCGGGATCTGATCATGAAGCGTACCCTGAAGAACGGCAAATCTCTGCAGTTTATCTACACGGGTCGTACCAAGTCTGAGTTCCATACTCCTGGCAACAGCATCCTTGGTGATACCAACAACGCACCTCCGGTGGCTGAGAAGACCATCACTATTGATGACCTTCTGATTAGCTCCGCATTCGTGTATGAATTGGACGAAGTTCTGGCTCATTACGATCTGCGTTCGGAGATCAGCCGTAAGATCGGCTATGCTCTGGCAGAAAAGTATGACCGTCTTGCCTTCCGTGCTGTTGCACGTGGTGCACGTCAGGCTTCTCCTGTGTCTGCTACTGGCTACGTTGAGCCCGGTGGTACTCAGATTCGTGTGGGTTCTACCACTAACGATTCTGACGCTTTCAACTCCGCTAACCTGGTTGCTGCATTCTATGATGCCGCTGCCGCTCTGGATGAGAAGGGTGTATCTTCCGACGGTCGTGTGGCTGTCCTGAACCCCCGTCAGTACTACGAACTGATCCAGGCTGTTGGTTCCAACGGTCTTGTGAACCGTGATGCTCAGGGTTCTGCTCTGCAGTCCGGTCAGGGTATCATCGAGATTGCCGGTATCAAGATCTACAAGTCCATGAACATTCCGTTCCTGGGTAAGTACGGTACCGCTTATGGTGGCACCACCGGTCAAACCTCTCCTGGTAACACCGGTTCTTTCGTGGGTGAGTCCCTGGAAGACGCCTCCACTGCTCAAACTGGAATCAACAACGATTACGGTACTGCTGCTGAAGTCGGCACCAAGTCCTGTGGTCTTATCTTCCAGAAAGAAGCAGCCGGTATGGTTGAAGCAATCGGTCCTCAGGTCCAAGTGACCAGTGGCGATGTGTCCGTGGTCTACCAAGGCGACGTGATGCTCGGCCGCCTCGCTTGCGGCGCTGACTATCTGAATCCTGCTGCAGCCGTTGAGCTGTACGTGGGTGCTACTGCACCTTCTGCATTCTGATATTTATTTCGGGAGCCTCTTCGGGGGCTCCTTTTTTTTAATTCCTTATTGAGAATGATAATCAATGGCATTTCCTACCACTAATGCAACAGAGGAGCTTCCTGCTGTAAATCAGATTTTGCAGTCATGTGGTCAAGCACCTGTTACTACCCTAGATCAAACCAACCCGGACGTTGCGATTGCCTATCAGACTTTGCAAGAAGTCTCTAGGGAAGTACAGGCTGAGGGGTGGTCATTTAATAAGGAGTATCATTATGATATGACTCCTGACGTTAATAACGAAATCCTTATTCCTAATAATGTTTTGCAGATTGACCTGACGGAAAACTCTGCTAACATGGATAAAGATGTAATCAGACGTAATGGTAAGCTTTACGATAAAGCTAATCATACCTATACGTTTACTGAAAAAGTAGAGTGTGACATCACCTGGTTGTTTGACTGGATTGATCTTCCCACACCTATTGCTGATTTTATTACTGCCCGTACTGCTTCTATTGTTTCTAGTCGTATTGTTGGAGATGGTAACCAATACCAAATCTTACAACAAAAAGAAGTTTTTGCTAGAGCTATGGCAATGGAATACGAGTGTAATCAGGGTGACTATACATACTTTGGTCATTCAGGTAACACAAACAGGTACACAAGTTACAAACCATACAACGCACTTTATCGATAAATGGCTGCAGTTACTCAACGGATCGGGAGCTACCTTGGTGGCGTATCAAAACAATCAGATGACAAAATGTTGCCAGGCCAAGTCCGTGAGTGCTACAACGGATTCCCTGATGCAACGTATGGTCTAACTAAACGACCTGGGTTCAAACATATTGCAAACCTAGGGACTGGTACTACTTACGACGATGGTAAGTGGTTTTATATTAGACGTGATGATGACGAAGAATATGTAGGTGTCATCAAAGGTACAAGCATCAATATCTGGAATGCCGTAAGCGGTAACACTTGTACTGTTACTTATCCAGATGGTACAGGTTATCTTGGTACTACTAAAGATAATTATAAAATTATCACAGTTCAAGATACTTCTATTATTATTAATAGCAGCGTTACCGTAGGTCAACAGGCAGCACCTACTTTTACACCACACCTGAAGGCTTCAATTGAAGTTCAATATGTAACCTCTTCAACCACCTATACAGTTGAAATTACAATTAACGGTGTAACTCAAACGGCTACTTACACAACTCCTAGTTCAGCTGACGTTAATACAATTCTAACTGATTTAGAAACTGATATTAATGCCATGACTGGCGACCATGCTCAGATAACTGTCACTAAACTTGCTAACTCTTTGGAGCTTTCTAGCACTATTGCTATGGATATCCATGCTGAGGGTGGTATTGATAATAAAGGTATGACGGTTGTAGAAGATGAAGTCGCAACTGTAAGTGACTTGCCTATTAAATCCATCCATGGGCGTATTGTTAAAATCGTTAACACAAACTCCACTTCTGATACATATTGGGCGAAGTTTGTAGCACATGATGGTGTGTCTGGTGAAGGTTACTGGGAAGAGACTATCAATCCAGGTGTTTCGCCAGGGCTTGATACTGCAACAATGCCACATGAGCTTATCAACACTGCAGTAGATACTTTTGTATTCCGAAAGATTGGATATGAGAATAGGCTTGTAGGGGACAATGATACTAACCCTCATCCTAGTTTCTACAACAATACTATTTCTGCTGGATTTTTCCATAACAACAGGCTTGGTTTCTTGTCTAAGGACAATGTAATCATGAGTCAGTCTGGAGACTTCTATAATTTTTATTTTAAGTCAGCTCAATTTGCTATTAACTCTGACCCTATTGACATCAGTTGTTCGTCAACTAAGCCAACATCTCTTCAAGCAGTGATTCCTACAGCACAGGGTATTATCCTGTTCTCAGAAAATCAACAGTTTATCATGTTTGCTGATGCTGGTGTGCTTGTTCCTGGACTAACTGCTATCAGGATTATATCCAACTATGAGATGGATAAAAGGGTTGAACCTGTTGATTCCGGTACGTATATTAATTTTATCTCTAAGACTCCTGGTTATTCTAGGGTCTTTAGTATGATAACACGGGGTCAGCAAGAAAACCCTCAAGTTATTGATTTGTCTAGAATTGTTAAAGAGTGGATCTCCCCCGACATTGATCAACTTATCTCAAGCCCACAAAACTCATTGATTGCCATGGCAGGTCAATCGTTGAAAGAGGTTTATCTTTTCCGTTACTACAACGATGGTAAAGAAAATTTGATGGAATCTTGGGTTAGCTGGTTGATGCCTGGTACAGTACAGTTTATTGAAACTAACTCTGATGATATGTACGCTGTTACTAAGCAAGGTAATCAGTTTGTACTATCTAAAGCTGCACTCAGTCAAAGCCCGGAGCAGGCTATTATTGTAAACAACCAAGGTCAAAAGGTTAACCCTTCTGTAGACCTGTATGCAACTGCTTCTAGTGTTGTCTATGATTCAGTCAATAAACTTTCTAAATGCTACCTGCCTTATAATGATGTGTCTGCCTTGACACCTATTATTGTAATTAAAGGTAATACAAGTTCTGGTACATTTGTTGAATCAGGCTTTACTGTTACACCAGAACGAGGTAGTGATGGTACTGGTCCTTTCTTTAGTGTAGCTAACAAGGACTTGAGTGGTGTTGCATCTGACGTTGTTGTAGGGTTTAAGTATAACTTTGATGTTGAACTACCTAGAACTTACTACAGACCAGATCCTAAGGTAACTGATTTTACAGCTAACCTAACCATTTCACGTATGAAGTTTGCTGTTGGTTTGTCTGGTATGATGAGCTTTAAGCTGCAACAAACCGGTAGACTACCATATGAGGTTGACTTTACTGGTGATGGTTCGACTACTACTTATACGTTTAGAAAACGTGACTTGGATTATGTAGATAGATCTGATGTACAAGTGACTATTGATGGTGTTAATCAGACCGGATTTAGTTTTACTAACGACACAACTATTGTCTTTAGCTCAGCGCCTGCTAATAATGCAAAGATCAAACTATTTATTAAAGAGTGGTTTAGCGTTCAACCGACAGCTGAGGCTAACACGTATCTAGCTAACGATGTGCCACTTGATAATGAAAACGTGTTTACCGTTCCCATCCATCAACGTACAGAAAATTTTAGATTAAAAATGTTCAACAATTCACCGTTCCCGGTAGCAGTAAATGCTATGATGTGGGAAGGTAACTATACACCACGTTTTTATAGGAGGGTCTGAGTATGAGTTTTTTTCAAGATTTATTTACTGGTGGCGCTTATTCTAGAAATAAGGCTGCTGCAGCTGCAGCTGACCGCCAAAATGAATATAACGAAAAAGTCTACGAATTCCAATATGGAGACGTAGATAAAGGAAAAAAATTGGGTGGCGAAGCTCTACGGCAATATGACTTTGCGGTAGAGGGTCTTGAAATTACAAAGAGCAATAATGAGGCTAATCTTCGGTACCAAGAAGAACAGGCTGTTCAGCGTTATAACTATGAAATGGGTATTCGTGCTTACGAATTTTCCCAAGCTAGTCGGGTATATGATCAGTCAGTTTCACGTGCATTGCAGCAGCAAAGTTTT